ATTCCAGTACAATGAAAGTGGCGAGTCGTAGCTCTTGGTTAAGTGACTTAGTGATAAGCCTTGATACGTTTGTTTCTTTTGTTTCAGTAGTCATGTTTTCTTTATAGTTATTTTATATCAAAACATAACAAACAATAGTTGTATTATATCATTTGTTATGTTTGTTGTCAATTAAATTAAACAGTCAAGGCTGTTAAGTTCAATAATATTGAAGGTTGTATCAAGCAGTGTTATCGAGGTTATTACTTGAAGCGTCGCCTCCACCTAGCGATGTAGCAGTACCTTCTCCAACAGTCCCGTTAGCCATGCCAGAACCAGACTTAGAAGTAAACCCCGGCATGATCTCTAGTTGAGGTGGCATGTCATCAGGTAATTCATCAACACCCATAGCTCTACGGATACGATTAAGAACAGGTCTATCAATTTCTAAGGCGCCAACGCTACACACGCGCTGGGCTAATTTGGACAGTGCTTCTGTATCTTCATTTTCTAAGTTATCAGCAAACATAGTGCATGATCTTGAAGCGTCCCAGTTATTAAGTAAATAGGTCTGCTTAATAAGATCATCATTAATTACTTGTAGTAACCCTTTAACCATGTTCTCCATGTAAGCACCAACCAATGAGTTCTTGATAGCACCTAGAGCAAAGCTACCTGTAGCTGATTGACCCATGATTAAAATATCAGCAGACATTGCTGTGTAAATAGCATTCATGTAATAGGTCTTAGCTTTGTCAATATCATGGCTCTTTTGGCCTGCTGAATTAAGAAGTTCTAAGCTAAACAATGGTTGCTTGTTTTCATCAAACGCTGTTGGAAGAATTAAGCCTGATTGCTGATTAGTCTGCATATTACGAAGTACATTCTTGTAGTAATCATAAATCTGCTTCTGTTCAGGTGTAGCCTCATTGGACATATACTGAGGTGGAATCTTCAGGACAGGTAGACCCTTTAAATCTCTAGCAATACCATGTGCTTCAAGCTGCTCTAGCTCAGTTAAGTATCTCCAAGAGATATAAGCATCCCTCAAAGGAGATGCACCAGTAGGTACACCTCTATGCTTACCAACACGAAACAACATAGCCTTACCATTAGGCCCAAGAGACAGCCTAGGCATGTCTGTACGCCCTTGGTAGCGTCCGTAGGTGTCTCCACTAGGGAAGGCTTGTTCAACGCCTGTAATGTCGTTACCATCTTGTGAGAACAAGAATCTATTGATAGTCTCTTGATTGCGTAGTGGTAGTTTCTTCCAGCCTACTTTGCCATCAGAATACATTGAGCCGTACTCTGGTAAGCGCAACCGGAATACTTTCTCGTGTACACTAAAGCCGAACTGATTAGCACTAGCAGCATCCCTAACGAAGTCGCTAAATGAGTGTTCCATATCATCTAAGCATTCACGAATAAACTGAGTCTGAGATAGCTCTTTCTTGGTGGGATTATCAGGTGCTTGTACCTTCCATTCGCATTTACCTAGTTGAGCATCAAACAATGCTAGAGGTGCTGCAATAGCAGGGTGCATACTCATTTGCTTGAATACTTTTACAGAATTTGGAAAAACAAGCTCACGTTTTACTTCATCTTGAGAGATACCATTGAAGATGTTCCAACCTTGATAGCCTTGTTCGTCTAAACTAAAAGGTAATGTTTGGTCTTGCTTCGGTACAGGGATAGAGGGTTTCTTGGTTGCCATAGGCAGTTCCTTTTAGGTAAATAGGTAAGAGCTATGGGCTATCACAAGTGATAGGTTAAAGCTAATGTGGAGATAAGGGAGGTAGGCCCGAGAGGGTCAGGAGAAAGAGAAAGCAGGGGCAGTGGAGAGATCAGGTAACAGAAAATCAGGTAGTGTTGTTGTTTTATTAAGCACCCAGAAAGCACTAACAGCAGCATCTAATCCATCATCATGTGTTTTACCATCACCTCTAAAGGCTTCTAGTTCATCAAAGAACCAAGAGTTCCACTCACCAGATACAATATCAATAGCGCCTGCTTGTGCAACTGAGGCCATTGGTCTAAATCGGATTAGTTTGCTCTTGTTTCCAGTTGGGTGCAGTACACAATGTCTACCTTTTTCAGCTAACTGCTTCTGGAGAGATGCAGCATAAGCAATTCCAGCCTGACCTGGATCAACAGGAATAACCCATGTAACATCTAAGTCTTCTGTTTCATTAAGGTTAAACATCCACTCTTCAACAGTATTAAACCGCTCACGCATTCTGTGTGCGTGTTCGATTGTGTATCTACCGTCTTTTGTTTTACTCATTAAAACAGTAGCAGTGTAGTCCGGGTCCTTGTTTACCTCGTCAGGAATAGTACCCGCTTGGTCAAACCCACGCACTCTTCTAGCAGCGACTGGTGGCATCTCAACAACTTTGCTCCACTTACGCTGATAGTAGTTTTCTTGTTGCTTAGTAACGAACCAGTTGCCATCGAGCAGAGCTGAGCGGGTCTCACGGTCTTGACCCTCTAACCACGCAACGTAGGCCCCCCCGTCGCGGGCCATAAGCACAGGGTTGTCATAGACATTGGCATTGATGAAGGTAAAAGATAATGGGCTACATCCGGGTACTTTTTTCTGTACTTCTTCTGGAGTGTCACCCCAAACCATTTCATTTTCACGCATAGTGAAGTAACGAAGCACACCACATTTGTCAGGATCAGGAATACCACTCGGAAGTAAGTACCAATCTAACCATACTGTCAACCAATGACCTCTTCCCGCTGGATTGCAAGTCATTCTCATTTTAGGTTTCATCTTTGCCTCTGACCGTAGCCGAGACATAATGTAAATAACCTGTGATTGTGTTACTAGAACTTCGCTTAGTTTCGTTAAGACTAAACCGCTTTCGCTGCTAGTAGTCTCCTACTAGAATAGACTATATCATGTACTTTCGTACTCCCCCGCTTCGGGACACTTGCCCCTACTTCCTTACGGAATAGTCGTTGAACGTTACCCTGTACGGGTCTTCGCTGCTAAAGAGACTCTTTGAGTCTACGGTTGCCCATTGTAATATCCACTTCGTTTTTGTACCTTCATAATCTCTTTTCAGAACTATTGTGGTGAAGTAGCTTTAGGGGATTCCAGCAATTCAAGGGATTTTACAACAGCCACCAAAATCAACTGTTGGGCCTCGTCAAGTAACTTTTAGTTAGCCATACTTAACTGCCAACCTTGAAATGAATGCTTATCATCTTCATATTGGCAGTGTCTAAAAGAAGCAGTAGCACCACTAGGGTACTCTAATACTCCATCTCTACGTTTAACCTTAATTTTATCATCATAAACTTGTCTATGTAAACTAACAAACGTTTCAAAGATTCCGCCGGGGCCATGAATCTGTGGGTTAATTCTTCGACAAACTAAGAGTCTAAATTTAGGGTCATCTGTATATTTTAGAACATCCATAGCACCTAGAAAGCTCTTTCCGGCTTTAGCCAGCTCCACCTCCGAAGACACAAACATCTGCTTCAGAGTTGATATATTGTTCCTGCTTCTTAGATGCGGGTCCAATAATAACTTGTGGTTTAGTTTCTTTTGTTTGAGGTCTTACTTTCTGTTTAGTAGCCATTTAGTTCCTTATAGTTATTAATATCGTTTACAAGCTTGTCTTGAATAATTATAGGGTAACATTCTGTATGACCGCTAAACGTATGGTACAGTTTCATCTGCCTTTTGTCTAGATTGACTTGCTTGTATTTTCTGTGTAATTCTGACTCTAACATCATAGCCTTATAACCAGTCTCAATAGGCAGATGATGAATGAGTTCTACTGTACAACCTACAAGAAGACCATAAGAGTTCTTGCGGAGTTTGGTATCTTTTGAGTAACCAAGTTTTAACCAAGAGAAATTATCGTGGGTAATCTTATAAAGATACACATTACTTGGTCTGACATAATGATAATCACCACAAGTATTGCAGCACCATCGACCACCTCTAACATGGTCTACTCGTAAATCTTTTAGGCATCCACAAGGCAGTTTAAATCGTTTTTTAGACTTATCACGTACAAGAGGGGCACCAATATATTCTAGACCCTGTTCTAGTGCAACTTCTCTCCACATATCCTCTTGACAACCAGTGCAAATAAAACGACCAATAGCCACACAAGGAGCATGAATATCACGTTCATGACCACAAGCATTGAACCTATAACGTCTATAAGTTCCAGCGTGATCTTTTGCAGCACCTAAGAAAGTTAACCCCTGCTCTTTAGCTTCTTTATCTAACTTTTCATCGTAACAAGTGGGGCAGACACTCTCTAAAGTTAGACCTGTAAAAGTAGCGTATCTAATGTCTCTAGTATGTCCACACTTTAAATTCTTAGCACTTCTAAACTCAACAAGCTTATTTTCTGCTTCACCAAGTATTTCGTACCCAACTGCTAATGCTTGCTCTTTATACTTGTCATTTAAGCACTCTTTACATACTGCATTATTCATGCGAACATGTGTCATCTGGTAATCTGCCCTGTGACCACACTTAGTCCATTCATAGCTTGAGTAACTTGAATTCAACTTTCCATGAGATTCACGTGGATTTCCAAGATATTCTAATCCAGACTCTTTAGCTTCTTGAATATACTTATCTTGCTTGGCTTGTGGTTTATTTGATATAAAACTGGTAAACAATCCAGTAGCATTACCTTCGTAATCTCTTAATCTCTGATACAAATTATCTCCTTATTAACATCCTGATTAAAACTAAGGAAAGAGCAGGAGTATCTCTTTATCGGTTGGCCAACCTATCCCTCGTTATACCTGTCGCGGTGCTGCTTACTTAATCATCCTTCAGTGGAACCATCCTCAAGCTGAACACAGGAGTATTCTCCTCCTGAATCATTTCTGCTTCATCATCTGCTAAATCATCCTTGCCATAAGCATCATTAAGCACGCTTCTATACAGCCCGGTTAGCAGTGCAGCAGCCTTCAGCACGTTCTGCGAACTAGAGCCTTCATTTTGAATTACTTTCATTGCTGCTGTAATACTCACTGACTGCAATGGGCGTAGCTTACGCAGCAACTCAACGGTGTACTTCTCACGTAAGCTACGATTAGTTGGCTTGTCTGTCTTAGCAATCCTGCCTAACTTGTTAATCGCACTATCGAGTTCACCGTTATTATCTTTCCTAGCACGGAATACCATATCTGTTCCTTATTTTATTTATACATATACACAAAACATCACCTTAGATAATATCTATGTATTAAATTAATATGTCGTGATATGTCGCAATACATTTTGTACTGTCGTGATGGCTTTGTATTAGTGCTGGTTACGGCTCCAGCTTTGTATGAAGCAACGCAGGCAAGCCAAAGGCTTCGCCGTTGTCTTAACAAGCGGGACTAACCTATACTTGTGTTCGTACAAACGATTTTCAGGGCAACACAGTTGTGCCGACCTTTATCAAGCAAGCAAAACACCACAAGTAATAATCCATAAAGCAGCCTAGTAGCTCTTAGCACTACTGCTTACTTCAGGATAACTTATGGCAAATGCTTGTTGATTTAATATGAGCGAGCTAATAGCATGAATCGAACATGCACTCTTGGTACACATACCAAGGTTCTGCCTTTACTTATTAACAGCTTAAACTATATTAGCTCTAGCAGTTTAATGTCTTACCTAGGACTTACTTAACAAAAGAACGTTCTTCTGAATTTCAACTTGATCACTCACAGTTCTCTCAGTTGTATCTTGTTGTTAAATACTTAATCCTCTTTGTACCCACTAATAGTATCATAGTCATGTACTCTTGTCTTCCCACTTGGATTAACAAGAACTTCTAGATCAGCTTCAATGTCATACACACTAAACGAATTAAGCTCGTATGCTTTGTCATTGCACTCTCTACAGATTAAGTTTTTACGCTGTTTAGCGTACTTCAGTGGTGTATTACATTGCTTGCAATATTTAGCTGGTTGGTCAATTGGTTTAGTCATTGGAAATTCTTTTTATTATTGTTTATGAGATGCAAACAACATATTACTCCGCGATTTCTCCGGGAACAGAGGTTGAATGCTATTCTGGAGCCACACACAAGAATCGAACTTGTATTATCCCCTTAGAAGAGGGATGTCTT